AGGATGTTGAAGCCACCGAAGTAGTACCAACCGATGGTGTGGTAACGACGGAGCGCATCGATCTGAGGACCGACAACTGTTGAGATGTCCTGTCCCTGAGCTTCTGCGAGTGCTTCACGACCTGCAACGATTGCCTTGTAGACATTCACTGCTGGTGAGTTTGTGTTCACTGCGTAAGGAACACGAGGTGTTTCAACAACGAACGCACCTTCAATAACGCCGACTGCGCCAGCCACGAATGGTGTGCGGTCTACGTACTGTGTAAGTGCCTGGAATCCGCCTGTACCAGTTTCTGCACGGAGGTCAGCTGTCTGGCGTGGGTGGAGGTATGCTGCGTAGAGTTCACCAATACGAGGCAAAGCCTTGTTTGTGCGAAGTTCTGTAACAGCTTCACGAATAGCAGATACAGTCATTGTATCGTTCTTTGTGATTGTGTTTGTTGTTGTTGCTGAGCCACCGTAGATGATGTTTGTGTTGCCTGCGCCTGTGAGGACAGCAGCAACTACAGCATCGATAGAGTCTGCAGCGTTGTATGCGATGATGTCAGCAAGTGCTGTGTCAACATCGTTGAAAGAAGTCAAGTTGAGCTTCTTTGTTGTTGTTACTGCTGAACCGTATTCGTTCAATGTAACTGTAATCTGGTTTGGGTTACCAAGAGCAATAGAAGATACGTCAGAAGATTCTGTCAAAGTCGTTGTCGCCTGAGCGAGGTCTGAATAGATCGAGAATACAACTGATGAACCTGGCATTGCCTGCTGAACTGGCTTAACATCTGCAAGAGCACGCATTACTGGAATGCTACGAAGTGCCATACGAACGTATTGGTCATACGCTGTTTGGACAAGATTGCTAATGGATGATGTGCTAGTCAGCGAACCATAAGGGACGTTTCCTGCCATTTAGGTTTGCCTTTCGTTAGGTTTGTTAGAGTCCAGACTGTCTAATAACTTCGTCCAGCTCTTCTTTGGTATTAGCGTTCATAAGCTTCCGCATAATGTCATCGTGAGAATCAGGAGTTAAACCCTGCTCTGTAACATTATTCATCTTCTTGTACGCCGCCGCAGTAGCTGGGTCGACAACAGGCTGGTTGGATTCAGTAGCTTGGAAACCAAAAACGTCGCCATTTTCGTCAAGCCACTTAGACAAAGACTCCTCAGTTGGGTCTAAGTCCGATGGAATAAACTTAGCAATTTTGCTATTTACTCCGCGAGATTCGAGAACGTCTTTAATGTTTCGTTCACGTTGTGCTTTGGAAATCTCACCAAACTGAGCCTTAAGCTCCGCTAGTTCTTTTTCCTTTTGCTTGTTTGCTTTACGCAACTGTTTAACGAGATCATTCGATTCCATCGTGAAATCGTCTTCGTCGTCCTCGTACTCGAAATTGGACATAGTCCATCTCCCATTCATATTAGTTAACGTAGACCTCATATAGTTCTGGGGATCACCTATATGGCTTCTACTACCGATTATTGTCACTCCACTGGGCCGGTCGTTCCAGTGGCAGGTCTATTTAGTACTGGCCAGCTTGGCCGTATGTTGATCCGTAGATCGCTTTATCTCGTCCTAGTGCGCCAACGCCTGACTGTCCACCGAATGAGGCTTGCTCAAGAGATACAAGTTTTTCACGCTGCTTCTTAGCAGCTGCTGCACCTTGTGTACCAAAGACTTCAGCCTCTGCAACCTGCTGGTTGTAAGACTGTTGTCCGTAGATGTCAGCAAGCTGTGAGCCACGTGGAAGAATTCCAGCGATAGTCTGGTATCCCTGTTGTGCTTGGTCCTTGGTAACACCGTATGCTGCAAGACTTTCTGCTCCACCGAGAGTTGTAGGAAGTCCTTGAGAAAGTGCTGCTCCACCAATCTCAGCTGCTGTGACCTTGCGCTTGATAGAGTCAAGCGCATTCTTAGGGTCAAGTGCGTAAGCCAAGATGTCGCCATTTGTAATATCTGGATAGAAGTTCTTCAATGCGTAAGCAACTTCTGGGTTAGCGTTAAGCACTCTGTTCTGTGCTGTCTGTAGACGGTTCTCAAGTTCTACTGCCGAGACATCGTTGGCAATAAGGTTAGTGAATCCTTCTTGTGTCCCGATAGAGTCTTTCTTCCAGTAGGACTCAGGGAGTCCATAGTTACGCATAAGGTTTTGGTAAGCATCTTCTTTAGCAAGGTAAGTTGCTTCATCAAGTGCTGTGAGTCCCTTAGCGATACGCTTTGCATTACCAGCAAAACGCTGTTGGTATGCAGGAGTTTCACGAAGCTTGATAGTAAATTCTGCAGGTGAAGAACCTGAGACGATAAGACTCTTGAGCGGATCTACCAAGTTCTGTAGTCCGTACTTAGAAAATTCTGCGTAGAGTAAATCGTATGCAGACTGACGCTCAGCCTTCTTTTCTGCAGCAAGAGTATCTGCTGCAATCTGTGCTTCTGACTTTAAGGTTGCACTGGGTGTGGCACCGCCACCACCACCGCCTCCACCGCCGCCACCTGCTGCTTGGCTTTTTGCTGCAGTCGCCGCGTTAATAGCAGCACCTAGTGCTGCACCTGTTTTACCTGCAATAGCTGCTTGATATTCAGCGTTAGTAAGGTCTGTTGCTGGGTTAAATGAGTCACCAAACTTACCTGTTACTGGGTTAAGTCCACCACGTGATGCAAGGTACTCAGCAGAGCTGAGGCCTTGTGATGCAGCGTTAGCAGCAATGACACGCTTGTTAGCCGCGCTTAGCGAATTGACGTCTGTTACAAAATTGTCAGCCATTGTTACCCCTGGAATCCAAAGTCTTTGAGTACTGTAAGGGCTGCATTAGAAACATCTTTCTTTGCTTGCTCTGTGTACTGCCAACGATCATCTTGACGTAGTGCTTTCTTAAAGTCATACAGGTTCATATCACCCTTGTCGGTGATAGCAGTACGAAGTAGTGGGTCATTGAGATCAATCTGATCTGGGTCACCAATATCAAGCACTGTTGCCATTACCTGACGATATGGCTTGAAGACCTGAGCTAAGTCATATCCTTGCGCTAGTAAGTCGCGTACGTACTGTGGCTGACCTTGCGCTGCAAGCTTACGTGCATCTTGCTTGACTCTATCAATATCAATCTTGCCACTAGCGATGTTCGCAAGAACCTGCTGCTCGTTAGCTCCACCTGGAAGAATGTCGCTAATCTGGAATCCGTTATCACGTGCTGCTTTAACCAAAGTCTTGTAGTTATCAAGAGCTTCGCCTGAGTAACCCATAGTTGGCTTACCGGCAATCGTTCCACCGATAGGCTTGATAGCCGCAGCAAGGAAGTCTGTAGTCATCGCATCGTCGATACCGACGTTAGTGATGTACATATTCTCAGCAGCACGACGAAGGGCAGCTGGGTCATTAGCAGCGCTTGAACCCATAGTGCGTGCCTTGTCAGCAAGCTTGCGTTCTAGTGTTGAAATCTGCTTTTCATAGTCAGTGCTTCCGTCAGCCTGACCAGAGGCTACCAAGTCTTGGTAGTTGTAAAGCTGCACATAGCGTTGCTTGATTTCTGCAGAGTTCTTCTTGAACCATACGTCATCACGAAGCTTCTTACGGAAGTTATCGAGAGTCATTCCTGGAGTATTGACATACTCCTTGAGCAAAGCGTTAAGGCTTGGTACGTGCTTGAAGATAGTCTCAGGCAACGCATAATCTTTATCTGCTGCAGCAAGCAGGGCTTCTTCTTGTTTAGCTCCTGGTGTTGCTGGTGGTGTTGCTGGTGTCTGCTTACCCTTGTCGCCAGTGCCACTTGGTGTTGGAGTCTTGCCAGCTGGAGTTTGATCTCCGATTGGAGTCAAAGGAGCAGGCTTCTCTTTTGCAGCCTCTTGCTGAACAACTGACTGTTCCTTCTTAGGAGCTTTACCAAATGCGTCGCGTTCTGCTTCAATAGTCTTCAGGCTTGCACGAGCACGCTCAAGCTGACGCTGAATCTTCTTGGCTTCGTCTGTGTCACCTTCATCAAGTTCTTGAAGAGACTTCAACTTCTTGCGGTTAGAGTCAATGTTTTCGTATAGGCTTTGAGCCTTGGTTGTAAGGTCGCGTGCTTTGACTACATTGTCATAAACTTCAACAATAGCCTTAAGGCGCTTAGCGCGTTCAATATCTTTTGGATCGCCAGTTCTAGCAGCATCTGCTCTAGCATCAGCGTATTCACGCTTCTTCTGCTCACCGTCTGAAGTGACAACCTTCATACCAGACTTCTCTGGTACGCGGAAATCTTTTATCTGCTTGAGGACCCATTCCTTGTAATCCTGTACTGTTGTTGACATTAGCGCAGGCCTCCAAGTTCTTGCATCATAATCGCATAGGCGTCAGTTGCTCGGTAATCTTTTGCTTCAGTTGTAGTAGCAAGCTTCTCTCGAACAAGTTGTTCTTCGTCTACGCCACCCTTTGTATAGGTGCTAGATGCACCAGTACCAGAGCTAGTTGTAGTTTGAATATCTGGCTGCTTCTTTTGTGCAGCGTTAACAAGGCTTGTGTACTTAGCCTTTTCAGCCTTGGTAAGGTTACGACCGATAAGGTCTTGAGCCACAGTATCTAGTAACTTTGCAGTCTGAGTAGGACTTGTTACATAAGTCTGTGTTGTAGTGGTGGTATCGCCCGCTCCATCACCACCGCCACTGAGAAGGTCGGAAAGAATGTCATATCGGGTGGCTGTGGTAGCGCGGCCAAGTACCTTATCAAGAGCAACCTGTTGCTTATACTTTGCGTCTAGCTTTGCAAGCGCTGTATAGAAGTTAACATCAAACTTATCTGTGACCTTGCCAGTCCACAGCTTGGCTGCTTTTAACTGCTTTGCTAGGGCAAGGCGTGCCTCCTTGGAACCCTTCGCTACGTCTTGTGCAAAGACGTCAAGCGTTACTTCTTCAGCCATTTGTGTCTCCTAGTAATGATGCAAACAATGTGTTGTATGCGCTCATAGTATTTTCGTTTGCCTTAGCAAGTTCACGAATCTTGACGATTGCGTCATCCTTCATAAACGAAACAAGGTTTGTTGTACCTGATACGTTTTCAAGCGCTTGCTTTTCCATCTGGTAAGAATCGTAGACATCAAGCATTGCCTTCAGTGACTTCTGGATAGGACCACGTACTGTTACGCTCTTGTCGTTGAGCATATTGCGAAGATCGTCAATAGCACGCATACGTTCAATAGCCTTCTTGCTACCCTGTGATAGCTCCTCTTGGAGCATAGGACGTCCTGCCTTGAATGTAGTAGCCCAGTCTTGGAATTCCTGCCGAGCAGTAGAACGCTCGATATCTGTAACCATTAGAGAAAGAGAAGACTCGTATTCGTTCTTCTTGCTGTAATAAGTCTGAAGATCTGCTGCTGTCTGTACCTCACGTAGGTAATCATCCACACGCTTGTTGTACTTAAGACCCATATCCTTCATAGTCTTGTAAGCATCCCAAGAGAAGCCAGACTTATTAGGAATCAAGAATGCTGCACCCTGTGGGTACTTTTCGAAAAGCCCTCTGTTCTGGTCTACGAAAGCGCCAGATTCTTCAGCATATTTGATAATAGCAACTGTCTTCTTTTCAGACTCTGGAATGGTGAAAGGAATCTCGTTAGGGAACAGTTCAACCCACTTAGCCATAGCTGCGTCGTAGTCACCTGGGTACTGGTCTAGAAGACCGTTCCAAGCTTGCTTAAAGTTCGCCTTACCGTTGTCCTTAATCCAAGCAGCCATATCAGACTTTAGCTGGACTGATGGTGATGCTGGTGCAACAAAGCCAAAGATGAATCGTGTACCTAGAATACCTAGTGTGGTGTTCTTAATACGCTGACGATACTGCTCTTGCTCAGCAATAGTAGGTGGAATGATGTTTCCGAGTGCGTCCTTCTTTACTGGAAGTCCGTGCCCTGAAGCCTCAAGATAAGTTACCGCTTTACGCCAAGCACTTGCGTACTGTGAGTCACGCTCGTCCTTGTCCATCGCTTCGTATAAACGATTGATGTGTGCTGGCAAGAATGCAGAGACATAAGACTGTCCAACTGCGTACTTACCTAGTGAAAGCTGTGTAATTGTATCGGCTGCTCCTGGAGCACCAAAGACATCTACCAAGTTTGATAGTGTCTTGATGGAGATACCAGCAAGTGGACCGTTAAATGTAGGAAGAATAGAATCCTGGTTCAAAGATGGTGTGAGCATCTTGATCTGTGCGCCAAACTGCACCGGCATTGGAGTCTTAAACTCAGGAGCAATACCTAATCCAGCCATTGCTGTCTGCACAGCACGGTAGATAGGTTCCATTCCTGGGTATACAAAGTACTTTTCGCCTTGGTCATCCTCTTGAACCCAGCCATTGTGGCTGATTCCGTCGAATGTAAGGGTTGCCTTACGTACAGACATTGGGTTATAGCGCACTGCACGATAGAAACGACGGTACATATCTTCTGTAGCACGGTAGAAACGTGAGAAGTTACGTGCGCTGAATGCAATCTGTGTACGAACTAGAGGATTATCTACGTACGCAAGGGTCTGTGCCACTGCACGCTCTTCGATAATCTCTGCAAACTGGTGCTTTGCACGCTCTGTTGCCTTAGCAATCTTGCTAGGAGTAGGGTTCTGAAGCTTGCTTACTACAGATTCAATGTACTTAGCCTCAAGGCCACTAGATTTCATCTGCTTACGTAAGCGAATAATCTCTTCAAATACGATTGGCTCACGTGACATACGTGCGTTAGCCATACCTAGCCAAGTCCAGCCCTTAGATACAGTAGAAGCTGTTACGTTTCCTGAGTCTGAAATAGGAACAAGCGTAGGACCGAGGATGTACTCTGGCATATCTGCTGAGTTGGTAGGCAGATCATCAAGAGTAATCTTGCCTGAGACAATCCAGTCGCCGTTTTCATCCTTAATACGAATCTTGTTAAGAAGATCAAGGTTTACATCCTTGTTAGGAGTACCGCTCTTCTCGAAGATTTCCTTAGCACGATTGTAAACAATCTCTGCGTGTGTCTTCTCGTCAATGTTACGTGCTTCAAGCTGTGCTTCCTTGCGGAATGAAGGGTTCTTCTGCATCCACTCTTGCATCTTGAGGATTGCAGACTCTTTATTGTCAAGGTTTGCTACAGCAATAGCACCAAGTTCGTCGTTTGCGTAGTAGTTCATACGCATAAGCCAAGTAAACATAGAAGCTTCGTCCTGGTTACCCAGTGAGATTGGACGATATCCAGCATCTCCCTTAGCACGAGCAAACTTCTTAGCTCTTGGGTCGGTTACAACTAGCGCTTCTGAACGAACTCCGTGAGTACGTGTGAAGATAGTCGAACGAGTGATGTAATCTCCACCTGTAGCGAAGTTAAATCCGCCTTCAGATACAAGACCAATAGTGTTATCTAGGTTTCCGTAGACAAGGTGCTCAGCAAGAATGTTTGCTTCTTCTTCGAACATAGGCTTTAAGCCCATAGCCTTGCGATATCGGTTTATTCTGCCTGATGTAAGGGCAGTTGCCATAATGCGACGTGTCTGACCGACAGCTCCACCTGTAGTGGCAGCCTTAAGTTCTGCGATTTCAGAAGCAATAGCTGCCTTGGTAGTAGCATCTGTTGCTGCTTTGAGTTCTACGTTCTTAAGCTTGATTTGTTCCTTAGCCAAACGAATTGACTCGTCAACACCAGCAAGTTCTTTCTGGTACTTATCTGCTTCGTTCTTGTTAAGGATACGCATTACAGAACCAAGTGGATTATCGTTCCAAGTCTCTGTCTTACGTGCTGCTTCAAGCGCTGTGTTTACGCGTGTAGAAAGGTAACGGCTCTTTGCGAGTCCCCAAGGAGATCCGCCTACTGCAAGGTGAACCATTAGGTCTTCACCTGCGTTACGAAGAGCATAGCGTGGGCCAGCGAGTGTGAGGAATGACCAGTATCCAGTCATCTTGTCAACCCACTCTTTGTTAGCCTGGTTGAACATCTGCCCAATAATGCCTGAACGTGCTGCTGCACGGTCGATATCCACCATATTTGGTGTTGTCATCATTGATGAATAGTCAGATGGGATTGCTCCAATATCCTTGAAGTCATCTCCAAAGTTACCTACAGCAAATCGGGTGTCACCCTTACCTGTAGTAACGCGAGTAATCTTCTGACCAGCTTCTGTAAGGTTAAGACCGCGTGCTTCTGCGATTGTCTCCCAGAGGCCCTTGACCATTTCCTTACGCTTACCGATATCGTCAATGCTTTCGAATGTTTCTGAAATCATCTTTGAATCTTGCTTCGTCATTACTAGACGAGCAAGGCGATAAACCTGAGTTGAAGCATCAGTGCTGACTACATCGAACATATCGTCCTTGAATAGCGGAGCGATATTAAACTTAGCCTTAGCCTTATCTAAGCGAAGCGCAATAGCCTGGCTAGTAAGACGAGCAAAACCCTTTTGGCTCTGGTTCTCTTTAAGCTTTTCACCGAGGAGTTTTGAGTCCTGTGAAAGAGACTTGACAATTCCATCGGTATCAGATGGGCTACCATAGATAGAGTCCATAATACGTGGCGCAGCACGGTCAATGTTAATGACCTTATCAGCCATCGTAACAGTTGCGATACGCAACTTACGTGAGGTGTCTAGCTTAGGAAGGATAACGCGCTTACGTCCAGCTGATCCCTTAAGGATAGTGACTGCTTCTTCGGTATTAAGGAAGAAGGCCTTTGCTGTATTAGCGTCTGTAATCTCAGACTTCTGGAAGCTACGTACAACTTCTGGTCCGAACTCAGGAGCCATAATCTCAAGCTCACGACGAGTTGCTGCCATCTCAGCTGGATTGCCAGCCTTCTGTGCCTTAGTAAAGTTATCAAGTTTTGCGCCGTATTGGTCCCAGAAACTGACAACCTGTGGCTTTGTAAATAGCTGGTCTACCTTGACAGAACTTGCACCGATTACATCGAGTGAGTACTTACCGATTGTGTAGAGGCTTTTAATCTTAGAGCCAACAACAAGTGGGTCTGCAAACAAACGGTACGCTGCATCTAGTGAACCAGATGTAATGCTGTAGATAAGTCCGGTCTTCTCAAGTTGCTGAGGTAGTACAAGGTTAGCGAACTGACGACCTGGTGAGAACTTAGCACGGTCTACGTTAGCAAGGGTTTCCTGCCATAGAGCACGTTCCTTATCCACGTTTACTACACCAGGAATTGATGTGTTGCGTGGGTCATCGAGCATTAGGTACTTCTGCTCTTCAGGTGTTGAGCTAGCCCAAATCTTTGCTGGGTCTTCGCCAGCCTTGATACGCATTGCTATGCCTACAGCCGTTTGGCCGTACATAGCTTTTGCCTTTTCAATACGGCCTTCGTTGAAAACCTTATCGCCCTTGTCGTTTGCTTTATCCCAAGCAAAGCCAATTTCGCCCTGTGACAATGGAATAGCAAGCGCACGATAGGTACGTGTCATAGCATCAGATACTTCTGTGATGCCCTTGAAAGCTAACTTAACTGGAGCAACGGCTGGAAGAGTTGCGTAGTGCCACGCTGTGCTAAGCCAGCCACGTGATGGCTTGGTAGCAGGGTCTTCAGTGCCGTACTTCTTAATCAGATCATCTTGCTGATCTTTAGGCAGAGATGCAAACTTCTTATCGGCTACATCTTTAGGAAGGTTAGTGAGTTCTTTGTGTACGAACAAAGACTTAACAAGGTCATCAACCTGCTTCTTAGGTTCGCCCTGTAAATTAGCAGCAAGCGCTGCAGCTTTAATGTTATCGGTCACTGGTTAATTACCTCGTGCTAAAGCTTCTTGGTATAAAACCGCGATCTCTCCAGTGTTGTCGTAAGGAAGCATTGCAGCCAAAGAATCTGAGAGCTTATTTGTTACCTTTGTCATCTGTAAAGCAGATGAACCAGCACCTGGACCCATATCGATACCTGCTGTAATAGGTTCGTTTGGACGCTGTGTTGGTGCGTATAATTCAGTAATTGGAGTTGCAGTTGGCACCTGTGGTGCCTCTGAAAGCATTGGTGACTTTGGCGCTCTCTCTAAAGGAGCTGCTGACTTAGCTGCATCGTATGCAACTCCGTCACCGTAAGACTGTGATTGGTATTCAAGATCTGTACGCTTTGCGTAAGGTCCAGGACCTGATACACCCCGCATAGGGTTCTTAGCGTCTTCAAGCGCCATCTGTATCCTCCTGAATAGTTTCTAAATCTGTAGCGAAGTCTTCCCACGCTTTGTTTAATTCCGTTTTGCGATTAGCATTGTAAACGGATAATTCTAATAAATCCTCTGCGGCTGCTGTAAACACTTGCATTAAATTATATCCAAGTTCAGCGCCTACTACTAAGAAGTCAGCAAAGCGTACTGGACGGCGAACTTTGTTATCCATCCAGTACACCCCGCTTCATAAAAGTTTTTACTTCTTAACTTTCTTACCTGGCTTAGCTGTTCCAGCGAATGGAGCCATTACCTTACCGCCTGATACCTTATCTCCTGCCTTGCTGCCTTCAACTGGCTTAGACATTGGAGCTGGTGCCTGTGTTCCTTTTTTCATATTTCACCTCCCTCGCGTTATGCCGCGCCGCCGATTGATGCGAGCAATGATGCAATATCTGGTTTTCCTTGTGGAGCTTGTGGTGCTTGTGGACCGCCAGCAGCAGGGGCTGCACCGCCAGGTTGTTCCATACTTGGCTGCGAGGCAGGGACGGGAGCCATACCTGCTACTGGGGGCTGAGGCTGCATCGCTGCTGTCTCAGGCTGAGGTTCTGGCATAAATGCCTTCTCCACAACAGTTTCAATACTCATTCCCTTTTGACGATTCTTGATCATCTCTGCAAAGGAAGTAATAATCTTCATTGGGTCTTGACCCTGTGCAACCATCTGTGGGATTGCAAGTGCGGTCTGACTGATAGCTGCACGAAGTGCATCGCGCATCTCTTCGATATCAACCTTCTGTTCTTCCTGACCGACGTTGATTTCGATAGGAAGTTCACGGCGTACATAGTCGCGTGAAACAAGTTTATCTGAACGCATCTGTAGCAAAGCCACTGTTGCGTTGTTTGGGTTCATACCAGACATAATGCCGTAGCGAACATCTACGGTGTAGTCACCAGCAATAGCCTTAGCTGGTGTGTACTTTATCGTGTAAGGAGTTCCATCATCCACACCGCGAATTTCTTTAACCTGGTTACCAAAGATTTTCTCATCGGTCTTGAAGCAAAGGCCAATAAGCTCAACAAACATACGAGCAAAGTGCGATTGCGCCGCTTTGATCTGTGTGTCAAAACCAGCTTGAAGGGCTTGAACACCACGACCTGTAACAATCGAAGCATCTGAGTTTCCTCCACGAGTTTCTGGATAACGAGCACCGGTACGAAGTTCACGTTCTAGAACGCTTGACTCACCGAATACACCCTGTGGAAGTTCAAGCGGAACGCGACGGATACCCTGTGGGTTTGCAGAACGCATAATTGAATCTGGTCCAAGAGCAAGTTCTTGCACATCCTGTGGGATAGCAATAGGTGCCTGGATAGATTTCTCTGCTGCCTGAATCTGTAGGACTGCCATACGAGCACGAGCGAGCTGAACACCAAGCACATCGTCATACTGACCACGTGCTTCACCATCAATAGATGGACGCATAGCAACGCGTGCCATACATTCACCGATTGGGTTTGGTGTATTAGATAGAACTAAGCCGTTACGTTCTGGTAGATAGATAAGATCTTGATCTTTATCGTGGTAACGAACCAACGAAAGGTATGGAGAACCTGGTGTGTACTGGTTCTTACCAACGATTTCGTTGTAGAACTCAGGGTACATAGAAGCCAAAGTCTGTGCATCCATACCCACAATTTGGGTAAGAGACAAGCAACGACCGAAACGGTCAATCTCTGGGTATGTACCAAAAGGGTTAATCAACTTGATAATTGGGTTTGACTCTTCATAATCAAGTTCAACGCGACCGATAAGCATTCCGTATGTGTTGTACCAGTCAGCACCGGTGTACATCTGTACGCCTAGTTCTGAACGGTCTACATAGTAGTTAGCAATACGTCCACGTAGGTCTGCTGCCTTGCGTGCTGTATCGGAAACGGTATTAGCTGCTGAACAGTTAAATGATGGCAGTGGCGCCATTGACTCTGCGAGGTCGCGTGCAGCGACGTCAATGATGTTAGCGACGAGTGGCTTTGGGTACTCATCTGAAAACATTGATGGGTAGACCTTAGAGATGTCTCCCTGACGTACCGAAAGGACGTCACGCATACGACCGTCACGCGCTGCGTACTTGGTCTGTAGACGTGCTACCTTAGCGGTAACCTCTTTAACTGTTAACATTGTAATCCTTAATTAGCGTTTCTTACCAGGTGTGTAATTCTTTGCGCTTGTTCCCTGATCTGATGAAGTTCCAGACTTGCCAGTCACTACAGCCTTAGCTGCTTCCTTGACCTGAGCCTTTAGATTTGCAACTGACTTATCCGCGTTACGAGCGCCAGCTGCTACCTCAGTAGCAATAGCTGTCGGGATATCACGAACTTCTCTTGCGACTGTCTTAAAGTAATTTGTGATGCGTGGCATTAGAAACCTTGTGTTTCTTGTCCGTGTACATCTGTAGGCCACTCGACAAAGTCTGTCATATCTGCTTGTGCCTTAGCCATCATATACTTGGCATCTACTACTGGGTTAATCTGAGGCATCATTACTGCGCCCTTGTCAATATATTCTTGTTCACCTTCAGCGTTTGTCTTATAGCTTGGTGTTAGCATTTTGTCTCCTAGACGAATGTTTTGTTCTGTGCTGCGAGCGCTTCATCAATGTTGATGACTACTCGCTTTCCTAACTCCGCCCTGGAGAGGAAAGGATTCTTAAGGTGGTGCGTTGCGTACTGACCGTAGTTGAGCATCTCACGTGCTCGGATCTCACAGAACCAGAGCGCCATTACGATATCGGTCTTACCCTTAGTCGTAGGTGTCCACGTAATCAACTGCTCTACTAGAGCCTTGATGTTCTCTGTCTGATCACTCGGTAGGTGTATCAAGTTGTCGCGGTGATGTTTACCGTCTGCCTGCTTGGTACCAAACAAGGTAGCCATAGATGCAACACCAAAGCCTGAGTCCCACTTATTAGAACCAGTATGGTGTTCACGCAAGATAACGCCGCGTCCTGCCAAGAATAAACGAATGCCTTCATCCTGAGTAAGGAATGCCTGGAAAGCGTTCTTCTCAATAATCCACTCGGACGGACTGTATAGCTGCGTCCAGTTAATAATGATGTCGCGGATCTGCTGAGGTGACGGACGCGTAATCTTGATAACGTCTACGATGTAGCGCTTACTAGTATTACGGTCAATGGCGTAGCAGACTGCCGCGGTATCGCCAACAATCGCTGGGTCCATACCGCAGATAAAGCTGAAGCCTGTTAAGTCTTTAGGATGACCGGGGTGTCCCATCTCAAGGCGTCCTGCTTTACGCATTCCGTCCATAGAACCACGAACACATACTGGGTCAAACGCTGCGTTCTCAGACACATCTTGTTGCTGGTAGACCAGCGCCCAGGTTGAAGCATCCATCGCTTGACGTTCGTTATATAAGTTACGACCAGACCATCTAGGATATAGACCGTCTTCGTTCTTATCGTCCTCACCCTGTCCATCAAATGGAGCATCGGAGTGTGGCCAGAGGGTAACCCACTTGTCGGGGTCCTCATCAATTTCCAGAAGTGCCGGCATCGCTAGATACTTCCACGGAACCTGACCGCCTGGGTAGCGGTCTTCGTTACGTAGTTCGCGGTATAGGTCAACGGATGCTACACGGGTTCCAATAACAATGAGCTTACCTGTAGGGTTAAGACGAGAGCGTACGTCCTGGGTTAACCAGCGTATCTGCTTCTCAAACTCATTAGCGTTCTTTAGTGTGACCGCGTCATCGACAATAATCATATCGGCACGCTTACCGTAAATCTGACCGCCAATACCGACGGCCTCGATGTTTGGATCCTTTTCAGAAGACTCACGAAGCTCATCACCAAAGGTGACGCGGGTTGCCTGCCAAGAAGCGGTCTTAGAGTTAAACCCTACGCCAGCTGCATAAGCGCTCTGTAGGTCTGCATACATAGGATGCGTCAGTCGCTGCTTGATGGCGTAGAGAAAGTCGGCAGCTAACTGCTGCGTCTGTGATACAATCAATACTCGGAAGTTTGGGTTCTGAGCTACCTTCCACGTGACGTAGTCGACGGTGACCGTAATCGACTTGGCGTGGTTTGGCGGAATGTTAATGAGTACGCGGTTAGAGGCAAGACCAGGTTCGTACTTCATACTGGGATGGAGCCAAGATGGCTCACGTCCTTCAATCACATCTATAAGGTTTACTTGATGTGGGAAAGTCTTGCTATGTAGAAAGCGCTGGCGGAACTCCACGAAATCGATATCGTGAACATCGCCGGAGGCGAAGGACTTTTCCTTTAAGCCTAGACGGGTACGATCAATCTTGTCTGCAAATACCTTATCGGTACGGCGATAGTACTCATACGTCTTCATCGACTTGCCGGCTGAACCGCAAGCGGCGTCGATGGTCATACCTTCTGCGACACAGCCGAGGATAATCCTCTTTGCTATATCTGCTGAATTCTCTGCCACGTATTCTCCTAATAATGTGCCCAAGCGATTTAGCCGTGGCTAGGGATCTCTCTTGGGCTGTTCTAAATGGGGCCGTGATGGACGGGCCGGAATCTGCGATTCCTTATACCAAGGGGAATATGCGTTTTACTACTACTGGAAGCTACGCTTCCTATACCAAGTGTTTGTCTCACATACTGGGATATCAATGATCTAGATTTAGATATACCTATCCCATATTTAGTGGTACTACTCGCTTCGCCCTAGGGGGCTACGCGAAGGGTTTCACCCGTAGCGTAAGGTCGTAAACCGGACATCTTCCCCGCTTTACTCCCTTACTATATATAAGGCGGGAAAAATAACACGTTTCCCGTTTTGTACTCTGTGAGTTGTAACACAGTAGGTATAACCGCAGGTCAACAGCTATATCCGATGATCTCACTTTAGGAAATATATTTTTCTGGGGAGTATACAGTCACTGCCACCAATAGTTTAACACGGGGGGAAGTTATCCACAGGGCAACGGGCAGACCCCCCACCCCCTCCCGCGGTTATCCACACCCTGTGGACAATGTTGTGGATATCTTTTGCAGGATATTGCAGGGCGGGCAGTACCCTCGGCACCCCTCAACCTTTAACTCTGGCCAGCCTTAGTCCTTGACCCGCCAGCCGTCAGCACTCAACCAACACACAGCAACCTCACAAGTTACTGAAAAAGATCTTGAGTAACTTAGCGACCGACTGCTTTTTAATTGTCGACAAAGCGACAAAGTCAGCCCTCAAATCGTTACCATTTCGTTATATTCAAAACCCCCCAAATGGTCGACTTCTTGACCCGCTGGTCTTAAACTGGAGCCAATGGGAACAACCAACAAGCCCACGAAAGAGGAAAAAATGCAAACCGTTTACCAGCAACTAGAAGAAGAATTAGAAGCACTGAAAAAAGAATACACAGCACTAACAATTTCAATTCCACGCGATGAGACATATGCACAGCAATTAGAGCGCCACCTGCTCAATGGTCGCATTGCTGGGATTAAGTACGCGCTAGGTATCCACGAGGCACACAGCGCCCGCATCGTTGCAGATATGGAGGCATAAAAATGACAACAATCGAGACTTACAACGGTTGGACAAACCGCGAGACTTGGGCGACCAAGTTGCACATCGACAACGACCAAGTGATGCAAGAGATGGCTCAGGACTACACACTCACCGCACTCAGTGAGCACTCAAGCGCCGAGGACTGCTCAGCCGTCCAGTGCCTCGCTGAGTCCCTTGAGTACTGGATTACTGAAGACCTCTTGACCCGCGAAAACATTGCAGGCAATGAGGGGCTTTGGATGATGCTCTCCGATATTGGGAGCCTGTATCGCGTGAACTGGCGAGAATTAGCGGAGGCTTACATCTCCGACCAACCCGACAACTAGACCGAAACACCCGCAAGGGTGTCCGACCGTTACGCGGTCGCTGACGAGGTCAGCACAACCAAGAGAAGAAGAGGGCGAAAGATGGAAAGTTTAGTAAAAACGACTTATGTCTCAGAGTGTGACTGTGGGCGATATATGGCAGGAAGCGCTCAATATGATCGATTGGACGGCACACTCTACGCCGACCACGACTGCCCCGCGTGCGGTGCTGAGTTCGTGGTAGACGGCTGGCACGACAAGTGCGACACTTGCGAGGAGTATCACCCAGAGGACGAACTCTGCGGGTTTGAGGACGAAGAGGAGGGCGAAGAGTGAGCGAGGTCTTGTACTTTGGCTCGGTAATGCTTGCCCTGACCGCTTACGCGGTCGGAGGCTGGCTACTGTGGCAGGGCGTGGAACTGGGCTACTGGATTTACTGCAAGATGACAGGCAAGGATTACTGAATGCGGTCTGTCGTGCTGGGATTGGTTGCCCAGCACGGCGGTCTGCGGTCAGATTGACAGCAGAAGAGGAGGGCGAGGAATGGAAACATTCACCGAGTACTGGACTCCTGAGCGCTTGAAGTGTACCGTCTGCGGAGAGAGCAATCTCGACGAGATGCTGTGCTTCAACTGTAAGGGAATGGGCGAGTGCCTAAACTGTTGCGGATGTGAGGACTGGTGCGACAAGTGCGAAGTCCAAGAAGTGCATCTTAGCGATATTGACTGCTTAGCATACGAACAAGAGGAAGAGGGAAAGTAAATGTTAGATGGAGAACTCGTACAAATTGCAGATGACTTTACAAGTTTCAGCAAGTATGTAGACGGTATCGACTCGATCGATGGGCAGACCTTTGACTTGATTAGTCAGGCCTTGAAGTTAGAGTCCGGCACCTTTACAGATTCAGAATGTATCTCAATCATTGAGAGCATTATCAAAAACTACCACGAGTGGCACAGGGTGGATGCGGGAAAGGTGGCGTAATGGGAACTGATAGCTACTACGCGTTCGACCCAGTATTTAATGACACATCGGACTTTATTGAGTGCGATACCTGTGGCAGTCTGTTTGACCATAACGAGTACAACTCTTTCACGTGCAGTGCGTGCGAGAGTGGAGAAGTAAAGGAGGAAGACGAATGACAATATGCGGAGACCATTTGGTACCAGTTAAAGAATGTGGGTGCTTACGATGAGCGAGACAATGCAGGAGATGATGGAGAGGGAGAAAGCGGAGGCTATCCGCACCCTGAAACTAGCTAACAGTGCGTTCTCACGCATCTTTGGGATAGATGAGGAGGGCGACGATGAGTAATGTCGTAGCCTTCCATCCCCGTCGATCGACTCTCATACTCTTGTATGAGGTAGTGGACGAGCAGGGCAACGCAGAGTGGGGCGGGGAGCGCCCTGAAGAGGCGCTTAAATGGATAGCTAATTCACCCACAGCCACACGAATTCTTGTGTCGGGATGGGAGAGCGACGAGGAGGACGCCCACCTAGTGGGCCAGCCTCTTGATGTAACAGACCTAGTAAAGGCAGCCAGTCGATGACCTACTGGATAAGTATGGGAACTGTCCTACTGATAGGATACGGGTTGATTAGATGGAGTGGGAGAGAAGATGAGCAAGCGAACGAAGGCAGTAGTGGCAGCACTGGCGTTGTTGCTACTGGCAAGTTGGGTTTACGATCCCCTGCCAAGCATAATGCCCAAGCAGATACCAGTAATTACAGCACGAACCAAGGCTACAATGGAGGAGAAGCGTGAGAATAAACGAATCGCAAGAGAATATAGTCGCGCTCTCGGATATTCGAGAAGAGAAGTTGCGTGCCTTGTCACCCTATGGACCCGTGAAAGCAGGTTTGACCACCTTGCCAAGCCAGTCGACAGTAAAGGGAGAAAACGAAGCACGGCTTATGGAATTGCTCAACTCCTTGGAGAGCGTAGCGGAGAGCCTGCAATACAAGTCCTTCACGGTTTACGATACCTTGGTGTGCGCTATAGAGGGAGTGCGTGTCGCGCTCTCAGCTGGCACACAAGACACGGGTGGTACTGATGAAGAGTCGATTTAATGATGGGCTTAAGACGTCGCTATCAGATTCTTGGACAACTCCACGAAGTACTTACGATGTGCTTGACAGAGAGTTTCATTTTGCACTCGACGCAGCAGCCCTGCAAGCATCCACTCTGGTACCGGAAAACTGGTACGGACCAGATCATCCTGAGCCATCACGTCAAGATGCGCTCACTCGCTCCTGGTTGGATGACTGTAACGGTGGGACCGTGTGGCTTAACCCACCGTACGGCAGAGCTATTAAATCCTTTATGGCAAAAGCTAACCAAGAGGCTCAGGGGGGGTCCAGGTCGTTGCTCTTGTCCCAGCACGTACTGACACTCAATGGTGGTGGGATAGCGTCATCCATCACGAGGTTAGATTTATTAAGGGCCGGCTTAAGTTTGGAAATCAGACCAACTCTGCGCCATTCCCATCAGCAATAGTAGTAATGGGTATGCTATAGTACGCACGCCCTCCTAAGTAGGCCCACCGGAGTTTACCTCTTTCGCCGGTGGGTTTACTTCTTTCTAATCCATACTTGTGAGTTGCGTACAAGCTCTTCGTACTCACCCTCGTGGCGATCAAGGAACATATGAATACCCAGCTTAGGTGCGTGTATATCAATGCCGTCAGGGTGTTGCCATTCGTAATCGTCAATGGCTAGTAACCCACCTGACTTAAGCCAAGGCCACGATAATTCGCAGTCCAATAGCGCAGAAGCGCTGGTGTGGTGTGCGTCCACATAGATGAAGTCGTATTGTATAAAGCGTTCGTGGTCAAGAAGAAAAGACTGAGTGGTTTCATCAAAAGATCTAAGTTTACTTTTGTATTTATTAGTCTTTAATCTGTATGTGTTATACACATCCTTGAAATCCATCTCTTCTTGGATAGGTTCATTAGGTGCACCTTGCCACGTATCAACATCAGTCAGAAGAGTATCTTTGCCAGTCAGTACGTTCTCTAGTAACCAAAGGCTTGCGTCTCCTGTGAATACACCAAGCTGCAGATAATTAAGATCATCTTTGCCTGCTTCGGGTAGCAAGAATCGCTCAAAGTTGTGCTGTGCTATCTGCTTAAACCAATTAGGATACTCAGTAGCAGTCATCGTGGTTACACTCGCATCCATTTTTATTTAGCCAATCGTGCAGTCTTTGCCATCGCTTCCTAAACTTATCACGCTTGCGTTCTATATCACGCGTCATCTTCAGGTGAGCTTGCCCTTCGGGACTTGCTTGCCATTCTTTACGCTTGCGTTCACGCTCTTCTTGGTTCTCGATCCAATCAATAATGTTCTTTGCGTAATCAGTGTACGCCTTGTTGTATGCTTCTATCTGATTACCGTAATGAGTGATTGTATACTCCTGATATTCTTCTTTCATTTCTTATTGTCCGTACTGTAGAAGCCAGGTGCATTGAAGAGTACAGTGGGAGCAGACCACTTGCGTTGGAACTGCGTGTGGCAGTTGTCGCAGATGTATGTCTCTTCGGGGTCGTTGATACCACGTGAGATGGTGCGTACATCACCGCACCCTGGGCACTCATAGTCATAGGTCATAGCTTCACTGCCTCCTTCGTATCCAAGTAACCAACTATCTTATCCACCTTCTCGTTCCTATCGAACTCGGTAGTGGCAGGCATAGGGTGAACGAACCACTCAGGCTCATCAAGTTCTGTAAGATCAAAAGAGTAGATACCAAGTGGTGTGCTGTTGATATAGAAGGGCAACAACTCACGATGGTATGCCTGCTCTATCAGCTTGCGGTACTTCATCTGCTCTATAAGTAGCGTAGAATAATGGGTTTGGCGACACTTCAATTCGATGAAGTGACCAGCCTTTGCACTGGTGCAATCGAATGCGTCAAAGATTCCAGGTGCCTTCTCTAAATCTGGATAAAGATTAAGGCGCAGGAATTCAAAGAGCAACTCTTCGTTCATCGGTAAGGACTAGCCCCGCCAAGTTTATTGTTCAGCTCACGCAGAGCGTGGTTACATCGCCTATCTGCTGAACTCTTACCGCACTCAAGGACCTGTGCTATCTGTTCTAGTGTGAAGTTCTCGTGGTAGCGCAGCGTTAATATCTTCTGGTCCTCTGCACCAAGACCAACGAAACCCTTCTTAATATCAAGGAGCATAGCAAGTAGGTTGCCACCTTCTGCTGGGCTTGATGAACCCTTTGGTTGCCCGTCACGTATCATCTCTTGTGCCTGCTCTAGCACAGTACCGTCCAGTACTGAGGCAATAACGAATGGTAGTAGTTGACCAAGCGTAGCTGTCTCGTAGTACGCCTCGTCTCCTAGTTGATAGCCAGACTTGGTAGCCTTCTCCTTACGACAGTAGCGCTCAGCTACACGTGTCATCTGCCACGCTAAGCGTTGCTCGTTATGTCTGCGCTGTTCTGTATTAGGTTCAGATAACTGTTCGTTGATCCAGTCAGCACGAGTCATAGCCCAGAGCAAGCACTCTTGCTTGATGTCTGCACGTTCGGTCCACTTATCGAAACGCTTATACACAGCGTTAGCTACGCTAGGTACGATGTCATAGATGGATAGGTGTAGTTCAGTCACAGTTAGGTAGTTCCGAATCTATAAGGTGCTGAAGGTTCAGCATTTTGATAGCAAGGAAGTCGATGTAATTACTTGCATCAGCTAACTCTTCAATCAATTCTCTGATGGTGTCTGAGAAAGTAAAGGACTCAAACTTCTGACCCTTAGCGTGTGAGTATTGTGCGTGCCCTACACCACGCACACGACTGGCACGTAGAGAGGCAAACGATTCAATGAAAGAGGTAAGGTCATCAGTACTGACACCGCTATCACGATAGCTAGTGACAGCAGCGTGATCTACTAGCGGGTTGGTATTGGACATATTAGAAGTGTCTCCTTCTCCACGTCCACCTGCAAGATGCGAAAGCCCATAGTATGCAAAGTCTGTATCATCTGCAGCCATTCACCCTTATCCATTTCCTTCACCTACCAACAGGGCTTGCGTTGCTTCTGCACCGTGAGCCAAGTAGTAGTCGTTGATGTCCATATTGGGTGGTAAGTATACTATCGTCCCGTTTAATACTTCTTGTTGAACACGCTTAGAGAATTCCATTCCTGGGTTTGACCCATCCTCCTTCACGTCGTTGTCTCCCACGATATAGACAGTGTCGTAACCGCTGAGTAACTTAGCAAAGTGTGGCTTCCACGCTTGGACTCCAGGTACACCCACTGCTGGGATACCAAGGACTCCTGAGACTATGACTGTATCTAACTCACCTTCGCATACAACGATGTGCTTACTCAGGATAGTGGTATCAACTACGTTGTATAGGTGTGCCTTCTGCCCAGTAGGTGAGCCGTACTTTGGTAGCCCACCATCAAGGCGCCTGAACTTAAAGCCTACGCAGTGACCAAGAGCTGTGATGTATGGAATAGATATCCACCCAGTGTGTAGTTCGTGTCCGTTCATAGGCTTGGTAACAGTACCCAGCATATAGAGCGCAGCTACCTCTTCAGAGATCCCACGTTCTTCGAGCGCGATTATTGCCTCTGGACTTATTTCCTGAGCGTATCGGTTCGCCGCTTCCAGAAGCAATTTCGACTGCCCTTTTAAGTCCATCGTTAAACTCCAAGTTCTCTAGTATGCACACTATGTTGACTGCGTTGCCACCCTTACCGCAGGTGAAGCAAAAATATAAATTGGTATGGGTGTTGATAGATGCAGAGTTTCTACTGTCATTGTGCAATACGCACTTGACAGATACATCCCTGCCTTCTCTTACCTGACCACCGAAGTACCGAACTATCGGTCCTATCGGGATGTCGTTGGCGTCAACGTCCCCTTTGAATCCTTTGTTCTTACGTACCCTTGACCAGTCTTGTGCTGGCATTCGCATCCCCCGCATTGTTCGTGATGTGCTTGGCTAAGTTTGAACTGGTTCAAGCGATTGTATTCGCCTGCTTCGCTACAAGTTTGACAGATCATTCTTCCACCTTCTCAAAAGATTCAATCAATTCTTGGTAGGTAATGTGTGGGCCATAATGCTCACTGCCTTCTGGTTGCAACATTATCCAATAACCTTTCTGAGCGGGGCTAAAAGAATCGTACGCCTTGAACTCAGTGCCAGTAGCTTTACTCCGCCACTTCATCCTTCGTACCACTGCTCTTCTTCCATAGCATAAGCAATCGCTTTGGCAGCCTTGATTCGTTCTTCCATTTCAGCTCTGCGCTTAGGACTGATGTAGTAAACGCTGATATCAAAGAAGACAAGTGACAGCTGGAAGCCACGTCTGTGTAGCGTAAAGCCTACTGATACTGCTGTGAAGTACCAGTCAATATCAATATCAATCCTCTTGAATAGTGTCAGGTTCACTTGGTAACTCCTCTTCGATTGCTTCTACTACTTCTTCAACAGGGTCTACTGGACCTGTCGACGTACTGATTACTCCGTGTGGTACTGGTGTCATTCGTATTTCCTCATATCGTTATATGTTTGTAGGTCGTGCTCTAACCCCAGTAGCCATCTAGCTTCTGGAATATCTATAATCTTTCTATCTAACATTTCAAATACTCTCTCGTATGGATGAGGAAAGTACTTGATAAGTGTTTCAGTTTGCCTTCTTGGAAACATTACTGCTTCTCCTTTAGCCATTGAGTTAGATCCTGCACAACCCAAGCCTTCTCTATGCCAGCGTTGCGACGCTTAACTACAACATAATGCAGTGGCACTTCCCCATTACCACGAGCCTTAGCGTAGTTAAGCGCCTCAACTTCTGCTTGCCTCCAGAACTCCGGCAGGTCTAGTCTTGCCGTGTTCTTGAGTTCTAGTATGTAGGTCTGTCCCGCGACAACTACAACTAAATCACCTTCGTCATCTTTACCCGCTAAACGTAAGCGCTCAGCTGCTACACCCAGCTTTCGAAACCATTTCATTACATCGATCTCGAAGGCTGCGCCTTTAGCTTTATTGTACTTCGGACTGCTCATTTTTACCCGTGTCGTAGACAGCGTTACCGTTCTCGTCGACCTTAATCTTGAATACCTTTAGTTCAATCAAGGCCATAATGAGGTTAGCCATATCAGCCTTGAGTTGTTTGATTTCATTCTTTAGGTATTGAATCTCAGTGTTAGCCATTAGACCGCTATCTCATTTCCGTATTCATCTTCGGGTATGTAGTTGCCAGTGTAACCATATCGAGCATCGTGTTGAAGCATTGCTCCATACGAATTCTTATCGGCTATCTGACAAGCACCATAGTTGACTAACAGTATCGCATAGTCCTTGCCATCCGCAGCGTGTGGACCGAAGCGATTCTTTACTGCTGCAACCTTTAACTCTGCAGTGGTTGGGTTGTACCCAAGTGTAAGTATCAAGGCAGGTAACTGACTGACCTTACCGTGGATAGCACGACGTGCTGGTGGCTCTGTTGGATTGCCGTACTCTGATTGCTCAGAGACGTGGTGCAGTACCAATACACAAGCCTCAGTCTTACGTGCCATATCGTGAAGCTCCATCATAATTGCACGAAGCCCAGCCCATTCGTTGTCTGTCTCAGCAGCTACGTTCATAAGGTTATCTATGACGATCAACTCAGGGGCTTGGCCGTACAACTCTACATAAGCCTTAATCTCTAACTCAATATCATCGAGTGACGGACTAGAGTCAAAGACCCACTTGATATGTTTTAACTTGTCGATGTACTCATCGTAGTGGTGGCTATCAGAAGATAGCCGTTGCTCTACGTTGACTTGATTGTGGCCTGATACGTGCGCTGCTGCTCTCATCATCACCGTTGTTGTATCGGTATCAGCTGAGAAGAACAGCGTAGGTACTTTGGCTTTGACTGCGTAAATCAATGCGAACATTGACTTACCAGCGTTAGGTGCAGCAGCGACCATACAGACCTGTCCCCTTCGGAACTTAATCTGCTTCTCTGCAAGAGCCGTCCATACGTCAGGAAGAGGTGTTGCTTTGGTGAGGACTGTTCCCCACGCACGCTGTAAATCAAGCACAAAACTCTCCAAACGGAAGCACGATATTCTTTTGACGGCGTATCTCTTTACGTTGGTACTCAGTTAAACCGCCCCAAATACCAAAGCGTTCGTGTCGTACGCCCCAATCTGCACACTCTTCTTTGTGGGCACAGCTACCGCAGATAGAAGTAATAAGTTTCTTTTCAGGAAACGAACTACTCTGTTCTACTGGGTAGTACATCTCTGTGTCTATGCCCCTACAGCTAGGATCCTCGAATTCCCAAGGCCCTCGCATACATTAACGAACCCAGATAGTCTCGCACTTATCCGCTGCACCCTTTGGTGCTGCACACATATAGCCCTGCCAAGGTCCACGTGCTGATGTGCCTGTCTTAAACGCCATCACTCCGTGCTTGCAGTTCTTTGTACCAGGTTGTTCGACTGGTGCTGCAACTGGTGTTGCATTGAAGGCTGCCTGAATGTTCTGTACTGCAGCAGCAGTAGCGTTGCTACCACCAAGGTCAGCAGCTGTTGACTTAATTAACTGTGCAACCATTGATAGGTCAACAAGACCTGTCTCTAGGTCCTTTACATCAGCAGCGTAAAGGTTGATAAGAGTTCCGTCAGATAACTTGTAGTTAATCTGGAACTTTGTGTTCTCGTTTGCAGCCATTTATTTTCCTCCGATAGTTTTGATATTTAGTCTTGTAGATTCATTACCAACAACCTTTGGTACGAACCCTAGAAGTTTCTCAACTTCCTTTGCATCAACTGACTCACGTCCTTTGACTGTTGTCCAACTGATTTCGATACCGCTTTTAGTAGTACCGGTTGCTCCTTCGAGCGAAGCCTTCAAGGTTTCTCTTTCCTTTTCCAGCTCTTTGATCTTGCTATCTAACTGTAGATAGTGCAGTGCGTGCTTGTCAACTTCTTCGTCCTCAATCACGACTTCACTAAGGACGATACGTTCTTTCTTTAGACCACCGCAACCCATCTGCTCTGTTGCATCGTAGTACTGGCAGTAATCTTTACAGAAGCTAGCGTCTTTCTCTGGCTCTGGAAGTGTTGTAGATGCCTTGACATTTGCAAGCCAAGACAAAGCAGCAAGTGCCATAGTCTCATCGTAAGGTTCTGTATGTACCTTTATGTCCTTCTCTGCACCGTCACGTGCTATTGCTACCAAGTTAACTGTCTTGACTTCATAGCCATTCTTAGATAGCAAGTAACCATAGAGCTGTACCTGCCAGCGCTGTTGGTTTGATGGGAAGTAACCAAGGTTCTTAATCTTGCTTGTCTTCCAGTCAATCACAGCACCAGTGCTTGGTACGAATAAGTCCACGTGTGCTTTCATATCACCGTAGGCAACCTCAGTTTCCACCAAGTATTCTTTACCTTCAGGATCGAGTGCACCGATAGCATCTTCGATAGCTGCGTGAATAGCAGTACCCATAATGGCAGCCAACTTAGATTGGTTGTCATTGGTATGTGGCTGTGCGTTTAGTCTGTACCAAACCTTGCGCTTACATCCACCAATCTCTGATGGTCCTACCTCAGTCTGTAAACTGCGGTCACGACTAGCATCACGTGCGTGTAGCACGTGCAGCAGTAGTTCCTTTGGATCTTCTATCGCCACTTGCGGTCATCCCTCCAGGATAAGAACGTATCGAAAGCGTATGCTCCGACAAATCCCACGATAAAGCTAACCGCAATAATAATCAAGTCTCTCATTTATCTTCCTCCTCTGTAACTTTCTTAACTCCGAATACCCATTCTAGTAAAGCTGGGTTGTCTTGTAAAGTATCTACGATGTGGTATCCCACCAAGTCGCAGACTTCTTCCACGTCGAACCGCTTGCGATTAGCAAGCAGGGACTCGTGGATAACAGCGTGTGTTATCTCGTGCATCAGCACGTGGATCATCTTGTCTTCGGGTAGGTTGTGACGCATAGTGATTCGATTATTCTCACTAATAGTCATACCGTAACTATCCTCGTCGTGATGCTTGTAGTCAATCTTGTATCTCTGACCGAAGATTTTTACCGAATAGATTCTGGGCATAGGAAAAGTATACCAGTATCAGCGTGTCGCAAGACACATACCAAGTTGAGGTATGTGTATAATTGCGAGCGTGAGCGAGCAGAAACAGACCGGGCGCCCTAGAAGGGCGCAGGCAGTAGGTAACCGTCAGGTTACCGTGTCCCTCCGTCTACCAACCCTGCCAAGAATGAAGCACAGGAACCCTCTACGAGGGTTGCCACAGGTCACAGGAAGCGATTTGCGGGACTTAGGTCCCATCCACGTCTGTCCGTGTGGCTCTCAGGTCTTCAGCATTATGGCAGCCTTTGATGACTATGAGCTAGTTTGGTATTTCTTAGACGGAACCTGTGTCAACTGCGGTAACTTGGTAAAGGTTCCTTGCCCACCGGATCGGGATGAAGCACAGTCTTTCGGAGATTGACGAACCTAATCGGACTGGCATCTGTTCAGTCTGTGGCCCTACCAAAATCAAACTTAGAAACTCCAAAGCAGCCTCCCTCGGTGGACGCTACAAGTGCAAGGCTGTCTACAAGAAAGCCATCAACAAGTATGCCTACCCGTACACAGTTCACAAGAAGGACTATTGCGAGCACTGTGACTTCAAGCCAGTACACATCAGCCAGCTAGACGTTGACCACATAGACGGTAACCGTTGGAACAACGACCCGTCCAACCTGCAGACTCTCTGTGCTAACTGCCACAGGCTGAAGACCCACTTGAATGATGATTCAAACTCTGGTATTTTTTAGGCACTGAGCAAGGAAACATAAGTACTTGCTTGAGTGCTGGACACAACCTCTACAGTCTTCGCGGCCTGTAGGGGTTTTGTTCTTTCTGCTATAGTTTATTTGCAGGTCTGCCGACAATGGTTCCAGGGGAACTTTTCCGTAAGGATAGGTGGACCTGTCTAATTTTGGGCATAAAAAAAGAGGCCCACCATCCCCGAAGGGACAGTGGGCCAGTAGCCTCGCAGTCAATAATTACTTTTTAGGTGTAGCAAATCCAAACACACCTGAGAGTACAGCCCAAAGGATTGCACGGTAGTCAAGGTCGAAGTTACTAGATGCCCAAGCAGCAAGGAATGCACCAGCTGCAAGTACTACAGGGTTTTTCATATTCTTCATTTTACTTCTTTCTTCTTAGGTAATGGCTTGAGTGCTGCCTTTACTTTGTTTATCTTGAACTCGCCTAACCAAGGGAACCAAGGTGAGGTGTCGTACCCACACGTCTCCTTGATGGAGATGTGAAGATGATGTTTGTGTTTGTTTGGTCCAGTGTAATCGCGGTTGCCTTTTTCAGGTGACCAGATCTTTCCGTTGAATATCAAATACTTAACTCTTTTATCTGCCTGTAACTTAATAAAAGCAAAGGCACAGTCGATACCAAATACTGGGTCGTGAGTTACATCTACTGCAAAGCCTGAGTTGTGGTCAGAGTTTGGGTTCTGCTTCACGTGAGCCGCTGATGGCAAGAGTCCATCGCTGGCTTTCTTGCGTTTAGGCTTAAGGGCAGTAGCCTGACGAAGGACAGCAATAGCAGCAGGGCACGCCTTCTTTGCTAATGGAATCATTGCTTATCCCTTGTAATAATGTCGTAGATAATTTCAAGTTTGGTTTCAACTCTAGTAAGTCTGTCATTCATTGAGCTGCCACTATTAGGCTTAAGCTCGCTGAGGTAGTGTTTGATAACCCAACGGATGGAGGCACCTGCTGCAACAGTGACAGCAAGTACTCCTGATATGGTCGTAGACCAATCTGCGATAGACAACGGCAGCTCCTATGCTGTTCTGATTGTGACTAGTAGTAACCCGCCGTATCCGCTATAGCGTTTATCGGTAGGGGTCTTATTGATAAAGTCCATCTCTTCGATGAGACCAAGGTAAGACTCACCCGTACGGAAATCCTCCACACGGATAAGGTCACCAAGATTTTCTACGCTTTGCATATTAAGCAAGCGGTCATAGGCATAGCCTTCATAACCAATAGGGTTATTGAACTTGTCCATTGCGTGATCGTAGAGTTCTACTGGGTACTGAATCAGACGCTGACGTGGAATAGAAGGCAGTACTCGTACCTGATATCCAGTAAACAAAGGACCCTTTGTATTATCTGATGTAGACCTATCCATCACAAACTTAAAGCCAAGATACTGCTGAGGTGTGGCAGGGTATGGAATACCAATCTGGGTAATGTCTGCACCCTGTGCAAAAGAACCGATTGCGTACTCGTTGTTGTACTGGTCTACTGAGTAGATAGCCAGTGCACCATTGACTGATTCAAAGCGTGGCTGTAAGAACTTAAAGATCTTGTTCTCAAGTGTGTTGTATCGGATGTAGCCCACACGAAGTGTTGCCTGCTCTACTAGTCTTGTTGCTGACTCAATATAAATCTTGCCATCATCTGTGCCGTTGTTGGCTGTACAAAATACCAAACGATTTGTATTGCCTGCAAATGAACAGGACGTTGTAGTGAAACCTGTCAGGTCTGGGTCATATAAATCCCAAGCGTAGGCAAATACCAAGGTAGTTCCTACCTGTTGGCCAAGGTCAACGCGGGTAACACCAGGGTTGCCATCAACACCAGTAGTGCACCAGAGATACTTGTCGTATCCTGCTACGTCATAGACTGGCTGGTCTGTTTCAAAGATAAGTGGGCCATAGTTGATGGACCCGTCTTGGTCAGATACTGCAGCCACTCGCAAGCCAAGGCTTGTACCGATAGCCATATAGCCAAGGTAGTAATAGATTCTAAATGCTACTTCACCTACTGGAAGTTCAGCTGCAGTGATAGCACTGGTCAGCGTAGGCATAGCACCTGCTGTAGTCAGCGTAAACTTGTAGATGTTTGACTGGATACCACCGTAGCCTGCAATATAGATTGCTGCCCCTGATGATGTAATGCTAGTAAAGATATGATCTGGGTCGTTGTGCTTGTAGACCGCAGTAGGTAATACAGTTGCAGTTGTAGAGAACTCATAGACTGAGTCGTTGACTGCCATAATGATACGCTCTTTGGTGTATTCCATAACAGCGTTAGCAACTGTGATACCAGGCTTATCGAACATAAGGATATCGCCAGCGCCAGCAACTCCTGTAAGTAACTTCTTCCAGACCTGTAACTTGCCACCGACTGCGTCATTAGTTACCCAGTATGCGTAAGTACCATCATCGCAGATAGCATAGACTTTATCTTCAACGCCAGCGTTATAGTCAATGAAGTGGGTTAGTGTTCCATCCACATCAATCTTGTCTACGTCGTACTCATCCCACAGAAGGACTGCGTCCTTGTTGCTGTAGCGAATAGAGCGCATAATCTGGAACGGACGGTTGTTAGACTGCAACTCACCTGTTGTCAGGTGTGTGCTGTCTACATCCTTGAGTAATGTAATTTGGCCCTTAGTCCAGACGTCACAGCCCTTGCCGTAGGTAAACTGAAAGCGTAGCGATTCATCTTGCTGAGGCTCAAAGAACTTGATGCCTTGTCCAAGGTGGAAGCTTGACTGTGAAC